CAAGGACTGGCAAAACAAACAGTCTCAAATACTAAACAAGACTTACCAGATGTGTGTCCTCGTAGAGGAAATAGACTCGAAGGACTCAAAGAAAAAGATTTGATTGGTATCCCTTGGATGTTTGCATTTGCTATGAGAGCAGATGGTTGGTATTTGAGACAGGATATTATATGGCATAAACCTAACCCAATGCCTGAGAGTGTGAGAGATAGATGTACTAAGGCACATGAGTATATTTTCTTGTTCAGTAAGAATAAGAAATACTTCTATGACAATGAAGCGATAAAGGAACCAGCAAAGGATTGGGGAACCAGAGATAGAAGTAAAGGTAAGTATCATAATGAAGGAACAGGATTACAACCACATTCAGGACTGAGTAAGAGTTATCCTACAAAGAATAAGAGATCAGTATGGAGTATAACAAATAAACCATACAGAGATGCACATTTTGCTGTGTATCCACCTGACCTGATTGAACCTTGTATCAAAGCAGGGAGCGAGAAAGGTGATATTGTATTAGATCCATTCATGGGCAGTGGAACCACTGCTATGGTGGCAAAATCACTAGGTAGAGACTACATTGGATGTGAGTTACATGAAGATTATGGTAATCTAATTCAGAAAAGAGTGAAGGAATATCATCCAGTTACAGAAGTGTCACAAGAGCCTAGCGTAAATATATTAGATATAGTATAATACAGTCATTCGGAGGATTACTAATGAAATGCGAAGTCAAACTCTATGTCGCTGGACAGACGTTTAGCGAAGAGGTTCATGCAGTAAACTATCAAGAAGCACGACAAGTTGCTCTTGCCAGAAATCCAAACGCCAAAGTTATTAGTGTAAATGCCAAATTTTAAAGACGAACTCCTAGAACTCTTAAAGAGAGATGCGTATAAGAAAGGGGAATATACCCTTTCTTCTGGTCGTAAGAGTGAACACTATGTGAACTGTAAACCAGTTACATTAAGTTCAAGAGGTCTTACACTTGCCAGTCTAATGCTTCTATCAAGTGTAGAAGAAGATGCTGTGGCAGTTGCAGGTCTGACTCTAGGAGCAGATCCTTTAGTGAGTGGTGTTGCTGTTGTCTGTGGTCTTGATAAGATCAAGGTTGATGCTCTTATTGTTCGTAAAGAAGCAAAGGGACATGGGACAGGTGCATACATTGAAGGTCCATTACCTGAGAAGGGTGCTACGATTACTGTTCTTGAAGATGTGATTACCACAGGTGGATCAGCGATTCAAGCAGTCAAGAGACTTCGTGATGCTGGTTACACAGTTAATCGTGTTGCTGCTATTGTAGACAGACAAGAGGATGGTGAAGCAGACACCGCTATGAAACTAGCAGGATTAGAGTTAGTAAGTATCTTCAAATTGGAGGATATTATAAGTGAGTAGAGAAATTCCTACAACACAATACATGGTTAATGGGTGGGATCGTGGACCTATTGGGTGTCATCCCTATAAACGTGGAAGTAGGCATAATCGCATAGGTATGTGGGTTATGTGGGTATATTATATTACTATTGTTGGTATGTGTCTTAGACTCGCATGGGTGCTAAACTCATGAGTAGATGTACTAACTATCAAACTTTCTATAAGAAAGCTATAGAAGAGAAAACTGGTTACATAACCAAAGATGGAACATGGGCAGCAGTACCAACTACAGACGGTGGTAAGAAACTTGCTATCATCCATAATGGTGAATGGGTACATACTGCAAGAAACTTTGACTTTGCTAAGTCATACATACTCAAAGAGAAGAGAAAGAAATGAGTGAAACTAAACAAGAAAAGTGGGAACGTGGTAAGACTCTGTTTCTTGAGTCTGTATATAAACCTGACAGTAAATTGAGGGGATGTGCCCACAATCAAGAATGTTACCATGAATTAATGGAGATAAGGGATCAAGTCATTGAAATGGTAAGAGAAATGCCTAATCCTCATACTCCACCATTAGAATTTGGTAAGAAGAATAATGTTGTAACTCCTACAGTTACAACACCAGCAGGTGAGATTAGCGAAACTCTAATGAGTGGAGCATTGGGTTATCATTACAATGGTTCTGGAGAAATTGAATTAAATGAGGTTGAACTTTAATTATGATTGATGATGATGTGAAAATTACTATCAACCTTAACAAGTTGGTAGAAGCAAGGGCAAAACTCTTGACTCAGTATGAAGATTACTCTAAAGCAGTAGCAACTGGTGAGTATCTTGATGGTGAAGATATTGATAGAATTGCAGTCAAATTGAGAGAGACTCTTACTTGGGATGCACTTTGGTTTATGATAGATAGTGCTATTTTGGATTATATGGGTTTAAAAAATCCAAATAAACCTAATTATGGTGAGACTGCTGGTGATGAACCAGCTAAAACATATGAGAAGAATAGACAACAGTTTAAGATGGTTAAATTAGAGAGTCCATCATGGACTATTGAAGTACCTGTTAGGAAGTAGGCATAAATTTTTGTAAATTGTATCAGGAAATACAGACCCAATTTGCATAAATAGTGGTAGAATTAGGGATAACAAGATGATCTGAATCTCTTTGTTATTGTAGTTCGATAGAGGCAATTATGCACAACTTAATTTCATTTAATCAACTTGCTGGATCAAAACATATGGAACATAACGATCCACATAAGGATTTAATCACAGAATACTACGAGTGTCTAATTGACTGTGAAGACGACCAACATGTTTGTAAACGTATATGTAAGGAGGTTTTAGTTTAAAACAATTCGACGTTTATCTTAACAAACAAATGATTAAGTATCAACATCCACCTTAAAGTAAATTCAATCCGTTAATAATCATACCCCTTGACTTTTTAGTTGAGGGGTTTTATAATGGGAAAAAAGGTATTATAAATGTCTATAGAACATGTAAAGTTTGAAACTATGAAAGAAGATGAAGGAACAGTAATAGCAGAAATGCTAACATTAACATCATTATTAGAAGGTGAGATGCATAGATATACCACTTATGATAGTACTGGTAAAACTAGCAAAAAGATTGTTATTGAGTATGATGTAAAAAACAAATCAAGATAATGCCAAAGAAAAGGATTGCTGTTATAGGTGCTGGTAATGCAGGATGTATAAGTGCTTTGCATTTTTATTATTATGCAAAGGATTATTATGATATTAGAATATATCATAGTCCATATCAGCATCCAATAGAAAAAGTAGGTCAAGGTACTACTATTACACCAACTCTTTTAATATCACAGGTATTAGGTTCAAATTGGTATGCACCAGAAAATCCTATAGGTGCTACATTTAAGACTGGTATATTGTATGAGGGATGGGGTAAAAAGCAAAAGGAGATATTTCATCCATTTCCAATGAGTACAATGTCTATGCACTATGTTCCTCAAAAGTTATCAGATACTATATTAAAATCTGGTTTATTTGATATAAAAGAAAAGACTATAAATGATGCTGAAAAAGAGATAGATGCTGATATAATAATTGATTGTAGAGGAAGGCATAATAGAGATAAGGATAATTATGAACCACTCATCAATCCTTTAAACTCTTGTTTATTGTATAGGAAGAATGGTAGAGATCCAAACTTAATTTATACTAGAACTGTTACTACACCACATGGATGGACATTTGTTGTACCTAATAATGATAGTGTATCTTATGGATATTTGTATAATAATTTAATAACAACACAAGAAGAAGCAACAGAAGATTTTTTGGAAAGATTTGAGTTACCTGAAATTGAATGTAATTTAAATTTTGAGAATTATATTGCTAAAAATGTATATGTTGGTGAAAGAACTATTCTTAATGGTAATAAGTGTGGATTTGTAGAACCTTTAGAGGCAACTTCTACCAGATTCTATCAGTCAGTTTGTAGATGTTTTTGGGATTATCTAGCTGGTGATAAGACTAAGGAACAATCAAATGAGTCAATAAGAAAAGTAATGTTTGAAATAGAAACATTTGTTTTGTGGCATTATCAAAATGGTTCTAAATATGATTCACCATTTTGGAATTATGTAAAGACTTTACCATTTAGACCTGACTCTCATTTTAATGACATTCTAACAAAGTGTAGAGGTATGAGTATGATGGAAACTGATTTTAATATTGCGGATGGTGATTACTATGGAGATCAATGGACACTTCCTAGTTTTAAACTATGGGATGAATGTACTACTATAAAAGATACTAGAGGAAAAGGATTTGGGGCATAAATACCTATTCAGAATATTCTATTAATCTAACTATATCACATGAATGATAAGAAAGCAGCAAAAACTATATTAAAGAGAGCAAAGAAACATCCTGATTGGTACACCAAAGATGAGATAAAGTATGCTAAGATGGTAAAGAAAAGAATCAAACAAGAGGAAAAGGATGCAGAGCGAAAGTTTAAAAGTGAATCAGAATAGTGATGGTTCATTTACATTAGAGTGGGATAAGAAAGATCCTAACTGGAAATGGTTAAACAACTTGACATCTAAGGAAATTCAAGTTATTATGCAACAAGCGATTCAATATGACAAGAATGACAGAAAAATCGGAGCATAACTATTCTATTCAGAATCTTCAAGATGCACTAAGAGAAGTTATGATTGGTGAATTTACACCACAGGAAATACATGAAGTCATAGTTGATACTGTTAGAGATAACATGAGATATTATAGAGCATGTTATAATGATAGTGTAAAACTCTTAGCTTTATTAAGACTTAATACTAATAAGGACATTGAAGTTATTGATGGTAATTATACTGAGAGTGACTATTGGGATGGTAAACTATCAGGTAAAGACTTTGAAGAAGCATTGAAGAAGTATGGATTTGACTATACTCCGATTGATAAGAGATTCAAACTAGACTCTCCTGAACTACATAATACAGATGAGGATTAATTATGCTTGAAATTAACACTACCAAGAATAAAGAACTTGGACTATGGGATATTACTGCTACTCTTACACTTCCACCAATTACAGTAACAACAATGAAGAAAGATAAGAGTGATATTGAATATGCATTACGTGATGCTTTTTCTGATATAATTACAGAGATTGTAGAAAAACATTGTGAGGATGAAGTTTAATGGCATTATCAAAACAAACAATAGATTATTTACTTGAGGCAGAGGGCAGCATCCGAGCAGCAATTAAGTTTGCTGCAATGAATGAAAAACCTTTAGTTGTGAATCAAATATCTAAATTATTGTATGATATTGAAAGTTTAAAAGAGTTTGAAAAGTTACAGGATATTGTGGATGCTCACATGAATGAGACTACTTAAGTATTAAGTTATACTATCTAACTCTAAAGACAATCTAAAATTTATAGATAATTGATATAACTAATGTTATAATCTCCACACATACTTCTTAGACTCATGGTTAATTTAGACGAAAGATACCACTCTTACCTAGATGGTAGTAAGAAAATGAGAATAGATGGCGTAGAAGAGAAAGTAATTGCTTATGGATGGCATTGTCAGGATGGGGACATAAAAGGACACTATGTTACCACAGAAAATCATAAATTGTATTATAATATGAAGCAAGAGTTTGTTAGGAAGGAATCAATACGAGAACTCCAAACAGTCTCTTGAAAATAAATAATCTATGAGATTACTCAATAGTAAAGTTGGATGGCTTATGACTACTAAAACACCAAATCACGATTTAGAACATGAAGTATATCTAGATCCTAAAGATGGTAAAGAACATATCAATCATGGTATGTTAGAGTACAGTAAAGAAGATTTAGAAATGCACAATGATGCTTTTCATGCTCATGATGAATCAGAAGTCAATACGAATGACGGTAAGATTAATGATTGGCATACTAGACACGAGGATAAGCATTTAGAGGTATATTGTGACAATCATCCTGACTCATTAGAGTGTAGAGTATATGATGATTGATAGTGTAGAGAAACCTTGAAGAAAAAGTCACCTTGTGAAGTTGCACAAACTGGCACACACTACTTTCAAACTGGTGTATATTAAAAGAGTAGTTTCACATTCACATTATGAAAAAGTTCAAAGATCCTCAAGTTGAAGCAGATTATTATGCTGTTAAAGAAGATCTTACCATGTACTTGGATAAACTTAGTGCTTTAGATGTCTCTGAGTTATGTTCCTGTCTTGCAGAACATCAAATGATTAAATCATTGGGTGGAAAGAGAGACAATCCATTAAAACTTATGAGAGACGCTATCTACATCTGGAAAGTACCAGCTTAAAAACCTACACAATACCCCTTGACTTTTTAGTTGAGGGGTTTTATAATGCCTATATGGAAATTAATCAAATTTACAATCAATCTTGCATTACTGGTATGCAAGAGATGAACGAGAACATGGTTGACTTGTGCGTTACGAGTCCACCGTATGATGACTTGAGAACATATAATGACAGTAGTAAATGGGACTTTGAGGTATTCAAAGAGGTAGCACAAGGTTTATACCGAGTGATGAAAGTTGGTGGTGTTATTGTATGGGTAGTTGGTGATGCTGTAATTAAAGGGAGCGAGACTGGTAGTAGTTTCAGACAGGCATTATACTTCATGGACTTAGGTTTTAAGTTGCATGATACAATGATATATGAAAAGAATGGAACTGCTTTCCCTGCTAGGAGAGATGG